GCCGTATACCGATGATGAAGAGGGCAAGACATTCTTCAAGCTTGAGGCATTGATTAAGTATCTACGAAACCACAAGTTCGACAGTTACAGCCGTGGTCAGATACAGGAACGCTTGAAAGAACTTAACGACGACGGCACAGCTAATGGGCACAAAAGATTTAAGACGACTAAAGGTGATTCTAAACAACTACGAGTGTGGTGGGTTCCATGTTTTGGGGCCGAGGTTCAAGCTCCAAGGATCGATGTCGGAGAAAACGAGGTGCCGTTCTAATGGAAACAACAATCTTTGGACCGCCCGGTACAGGCAAGACAACCAGACTTATATCAATCGTGGAAGACGAACTGTCTCGCGGCACACCACCAGACAGGATCGCGTTTGTGTCGTTCAGTCGGAAGGCCGCAGAAGAAGCGCGTAACCGTGCGGCAGAAAAGCTGAACATGGACGCACAACAAATGGTTTGGTTTCGTACCTTACACTCGCTGGCATTTAACTGTTTAGGGTTAAGTGGTCAAAAAGTATTGAAGGGGGCTGACTATACCAAAATAGCAAAGTATTTGGGTCTGGAGTTTTCTGCTAACTCTTCAGTTAAAATGTCTGACGGGATATTGTTTACGCCGGGGCGTGGCGGCGATGCGTATTTATCGATGATACAAATAGCAAGGGTCACTGGTCGCACACTGGAAGAACAGTTTTCCGTTACGGCAGATCGCAGGTTGCATTACCAGCAACTAAAGCTAGTAGATCAGGTGGTGAATGACTACAAGAAGGAAACAAACAAACTAGATTTTGTTGACATGATCGAACAGTTTGTAGCCGAGGGCCAAGGTCCGACGTTAGATGTCCTGATTGTAGACGAAGCGCAGGACCTTGTACCTATGCAGTGGCGTATGGTGCACGAGGTGCTAAAGACCAAGGCCAAGCGTATCTATTATGCAGGCGATGACGATCAATGTATCTACTCGTGGATGGGTGTGGATGTGAGAGATTTCCTGCGTTCATCAGAAAATAAGATAGTATTAGATAAGTCATACAGGCTTCCCACGGCAGTGTATAATTTAGCAGATTCCCTTGTAAAACAGATAGATATGCGACAGAAAAAAGTGTGGTCACCCACCGATAAAACCGGGACAGTTGTCTGGCATCGTGATATCCTAGATGTGGACATTACAACTGGTGAGTGGCTAATCCTTGCTCGTACAAACTTTATCGCCAACAGAATCGCAAATGACCTCAAAGAACAAGGGTTCCTGTATTGGCGCGAAGGATCCGGTTGGTCCATATCGCCCAATGTTTTAACAGGAATTGAGGTATGGCTTAGACTATGCAAGAACAAACAACTGTCCGCATCGGAACTGAAGAGCTTATCAACACAGTTAAACTCAACCGTTATTACCAAAGCTGGCAGGAAAAGCCTTGCAAACCTAAACCCAGAAGTAACTTACACGCTCACAGATATACAGAAACTGTGCGAGTTGAGCGCGACAGAGCAGACACCGTGGCACGAAGTCCTGAAAGTATCGGACAAGGAGCGGATCTACATTACTTCTGTACGTCGGATGGGCGAGTCTATCTTATCGGGCAAGCCGAGGATTCGGATATCGACGATACACAAAGCCAAAGGTGGCGAGGCGGATAACGTCGCCCTACTACTAGATTCATCAAAAGCATGCGCCGAAAGCCAAGATCAAGCGTCTGAAATACGGACGTTTTATGTCGGGCTTACTCGTGCTAAAAAGGCTTTGCATATTGTAGAGTCACAATCACAATACGGATTTCAGTTATGAAAAGAGCAGACGTACTTGACACAGCCAAAGGCTATGTCACACAGGATCGCGCCTCGCAGCATGGCGATATGGAAGACAACTTCAAGAACATTGAAACCGTCTGGTATTGGTGGGATAGCATTAAGCCGGATGATCTTCCTGTTGGCGCAGACTGTGCCATAAAAATGACATTATTGAAGATAGCGCGTATAGCGTCAAACCCGCAGCATGCGGACAACTGGGTAGACGCATGTGGATACATGGCTTGTGGCGGCGAGGTATCAACAGATGAAAGCTGATCTATTTGACTTTGAAGACACATGGGTGCCACCATCGTCGTTCCCTGATCTTACAAAGTGTGATCGTATAGCTATTGACTTGGAAACATGTGACCCAAACTTGACACGGCTCGGCCCCGGCTGGTGTCGTGACGACGGTTATGTCATTGGCTATGCTGTGGCGGCTGGTGATTTTGTTGGCTATTATCCTGTGCGGCACAAGTCAGGCAACCTGCCAGAAAAACTTGTGATCAACTGGCTGAAGAAGCAGTTAGCTACACCCAACATTGAGAAGGTCATGCATAACTCTATGTATGACTTGGGTTGGTTGCGTTGGGCAGGGATAGAGGTCCAAGGTCCGATAATCGATACCATGATAGCCGCGCCTCTGTTAAACGAAAACCGCCTGTTCTATAACTTGAACTCACTGTCCAAAGAATATCTGGGAGAAACAAAGAACGAAAAGATGCTACGCGCTGCGGCGGCAATGTACGGCGTTGATGCCAAGAGTGATATGTGGCAACTCGATTCAAGCTTTGTGGGTAGATATGCAGAGCAGGATGCTGCCGTTACGCTCCGCTTGTGGGATAGATTGCGTGTGGATTTAAAAAAAGATGAATGCACATCTATATTTAAACTTGAGTCATCACTACTACCTGTGCTGCTGGACATGAAAGAGCGCGGTGTTAGAGTGGACATAGACAAAGCAGAGCAAGTCAAGAAGGAACTGCTTGTAAGGGAAAAAATATTACTAGAAGAAATAAGGTCCGAGACCGGGGTTATTGTAGAGCCTTGGGTTGCTACATCTGTGGCAAAGGCGTTTGATGCCCTTGGTCTTAAATATCATAGGACAGAAAAGACGGATGCCCCCGCCTTTACAAAACATTTTTTGGCGAACCATGAGCACCCAATCGCGAAAAAGATTGTGCGCCTTCGTGAGTTTAACAAAGCCAACACGACATTTGTGGAGACTATTCTTGAGCATTCGCATAACGGTCGTATCCATTGTGATTTTAACCCTCTTCGTTCAGATGAAGGGGGCACAGTCACAGGACGATTTTCTTCGTCCAACCCCAACCTTCAACAAATCCCGGCGCGTGACCCCGAAATAAAAGCCATGATTCGTGGTCTATTTATACCAGAAGATGGATACAAATGGGGAAGTTTTGACTATGCGTCACAAGAGCCAAGATGGTTAGCACACTATTGTTCCCAGATAAAAGGTGCAAATAGACATGCACAGATTGATGAAGTGGTGGAGATGTATAAGCAAGGCAAAGCTGACTTCCATCAGACTGTTGCGGACATGGCAGGGGTAAGCCGCAAAGAAGCAAAGACAGTGAATCTTGGAGTCATGTATGGCATGGGTCGCAAAAAGCTAGCTGGTGTGCTTGACTTGACAGACGAAGAAGCAAAGGAACTGTTATACAAATATCACGAGCGTGTGCCATTCGTAAAAGGCATTGCTGACATGACGATGAACCATGCTGCTGACAAGGGTAGCATCCGCACAATACTAGGGCGCAAGTGTCGCTTTGATAAGTGGGAGCCAAAATCATTTGGTTTCCACAAAGCGCTACCATTAGAAGAAGCAATCAAAGAGTATGGTGGTAAGAGCATGATCAAACGTGCGTTTACCTACAAGGCACTGAACAAACTAATCCAAGGTTCAAGCGCCGATCAGACTAAGAAGGCTATGGTAGATTGTCACAGTGAGGGCTTATGCCCTATACTTACAGTTCACGATGAATTATGCTTTAATATAGAGTCAGAAGATCAAGCGGACAAAGTTGTTGAAATTATGACAACGTGCATTCCTGATCTTAATATACCCTTCGATGTTGACGCAGCAATTGTGGATAACTGGGGGCAGGTAGAATGAACTGTTGGCATTGTAAAACTGAGCTTATCTGGGGCGGTGACCATGATCTTGAAGAAGAGGATGAGTTCTACTCAATGGTCACAAACCTTCACTGTCCAAACTGTCAGTCACATGTAGACGTGTACTATCCAAAGGAAAAGGAAAATGTTTGAAGCGATGGTATTAGTCTGCATGATGGGCAATTTACAAAATTGTTATGTTGCAGACGATACACGCGGCCCATACAAAGAAATAACAGAATGTATTGACAGAACCACGGAGATGTCTGTGCAAATAATGTCAATAGACGAAACTCATGTGGTCATGGGTGTTCGCTGTGACCCTACAGGTTCTAAGCCAGAGCCGGACGGATTAAAAACCTGACAGGTTTCACCCTGACAACAATCATCAATCACAGCTTTACAGTACACGCACTGCCCATGACCGTGCACTTGCACCACTTTTAGGGGTGATTGACAGCGCGGACAGCGATTCTCAGCGACCTGATGGTGTATTGGTACGGTCATTGTAAATTAGCTCGACGAGAATCGATGTTTTTTTCTAATGTTTTCAGTCATTTGCTAAATCACGGATTCGCTTGACTAAACGCTTTGCGCGATTCGGAACCTGATCATGCCACCTAGAATCGACCATTTCGTCTGCTGCACGGTGCCAATCTCGGTCGTCTACACCAGATTTCATGCCCTTAAATTTGGACAGACGTGGGTAGCCGAGGTTAAAGCACATGTTGGCGATGACCAATTGAGCTTCTTCTGGTAGTTCATCAAAGTCGTCGTACAGTCTGTGACAATCTTCGATGGTTACGAGGATGTCTAGATCAAATGCTTGTCGCACCCGCTCTTCTGATACAGGTGTGCCGACTGGCTGACCGTGTTCTGGGTCAGCATCTTTGATTAAATGACCGATTCCGAAAGTTGGCAGAGCAAGATGATCTAGGTATATCTCGTACTTACAACCTTCGTCGGCTGCAAGTTCTTCGCGTAGCTGATCTTTGTTCATGCTTGCCTCAATCTCTGTGCTAGTTCCTGATCTCTTGGGTCAGGTAATGTCGTAGGACCGATGTTCATGGGCCGAGGTGGTTGAACTGGAAAAGTGGCGGGGACTGCCGAAGGGGCTGGAACAGCCCCCGCCGATTGCGCTGCGACAGGAGGAGTTGTCGGAGCAGCAGAACCAGTTCTTGGTGTCTTTAAAAATTCGTCGCCGATAGTATCTGGTATCCGTGGTCTAGCCATGTATTGATTTACGAATGGATTATTATCTGTTTCCAGATCTACAGATCCACCCTCAGCTTTACTTAAAAGATCCTGACCCGTCAAGGGTATGCGATTGTACTCACGACGTATTCTATTAATATCTTGAATTGGAAACTCTCCACCAAACTCACGCACTGTTTTACGCGCTACCTTTTTCACTTCATCTGATGGTCTAAAAGGTGTGAATAATCCACGCATTAATCTACCTACGTTACCAACTTTAGATTTTTTCAACGCTTTTCGTATCTCTCGGTCAGTCATACCTAAAGTCCGCATGTCTTTTATCATACCGTACATGCGATTTTGTTCGCGATATAGGACTTGATTTGCTTTTTCATACGCAGTTATCAAGTTGTCCCTGTCCAACGCCTGTTCTACTCTGGCTGCACGGTTGAATATTCCAGCCGCATCTGAAACTACATCACCAAATTGAAAAGCACCGTAGCCAACAATCTTATCGGATTTAACATCGACCTCACGAATGCCTGTTAGAATAGATGCGACTTCTTCTTCTACTTGTCTTACATTTCCTCGTATGTCTCTGCCACCGGGTGCAGTCAAAGCTGTGGCTATTCTACCCGGCTTGATACCAATTTCACCACCACGCTCGGGCCGTGGGCCTATTGTGCCAACAGTTTGTTCAAGAATACCGGGGGTAAATGCTTCTAATACATGCGCTATAGTTTTTTCCCACTCTTCGTAAGTGGTGTCAACTTTGAAATCACCAGCGCCTTTGTTATATATTTTAGCGCCAGTCTTGGTTTTGCCGTCTCTACCCATCTCGGTTACGTCAGCAAGTCTTTCAAACAGTATTGAGTCTTCTAAAAACGGACTCGCAAACTCATGCAAGACATCTCTAACCATGTTCCCAATATATTTGTCAGTGTCATATTGATTAAGAGTACCCTCTCTGTGTGCTTTTAGTATGGCTCTAGCTGGTCGCATCCAGTAATCATACGGATTGGTATAGCTAAAATCTACATAACCACTTACATAGTTTTTGTTGTCTCTACCTTTTTTCACGCTAGTTGGCACCAATGTAGAAGCTCGACTCCACCCTGCAACACGGCGCTGCAATGCATCCATTTGATCCTGACCAACACCAAGCGCATACATACCTATGCCCTGAATTGCTGGACCTGTCACACCAACCGTGCCCATAAAGCCCATCAACCTACGCATTCCTATTTCTCTAATTTTTGAGTTATCAGATGCAAGTTCT